TTTTACTGAAAAAGAACTAGCTTGTCAGCACTGTGGAGCTCATAAGTTCGATAAAGACTTCCTAGCCTTATTAGACACTATAAGAGAGGAGTGTGGGTTTCCTTTTATTGTTAGCTCTGCATACCGTTGCAAAGACCACCCCATAGAAGCTCGTAAGCCCTTTACTGGAGAGCATGAGACTGGTAGGGCTATAGACATAGCCTGTTCAGGTGAAAAGGCGTTACAGCTCGTTACAGTGGCTCTGAAGCATGGTATTACTCGTATTGGTATAAATCAAAAAGGTAATGGTAGGTTTATACATTTAGGTGTCTCTAAAGACTTTCCAAACCCTACTATCTGGAGCTACTAATGGAACTTAATGTAGAGCTCCTTAATTGGCAGACAGAAGTATACAATGACCCTACACGCTTTAAAGTCGTTGCAGCCGGTAGACGGTGCGGTAAATCAAGACTAGCTGTATGGAAGTTAGCTATAAAGGCACTGAGTAAGAATAACTGCACAGTATTCTATGTAGCCCCTACACAGGGTCAGGCAAGAGACATTATGTGGTCTTTACTAGAAGAGCTACTATTCCCTATAATAGCTTCAAAGCATGTAAACAATATGGAAATTAAACTTGTTAATGGTTCTCGTATATGCTTAAAAGGTGCAGACAGACCAGATACAATGCGTGGTGTTAGTCTTGAATACCTTGTAATGGATGAGTATGCTGATATGAAGCCTACTGTGTGGGAAGAGGTACTACGTCCTGCACTGGCTGATAGGGAAGGAGGAGCACTCTTCATAGGTACTCCTAAGGGCAGAAATCACTTCTACGACCTCTATGTCTATGGAGACACCGCTAAAGACCCGACATACAAAGCATGGCACTACACGTCATACGATAATGAAACATTAAAGAAAACAGAGATTGACATGGCTAAAAAGTCTATGTCATCTTACGCATTTCGTCAGGAGTTTATGGCGAGCTTTGAAGCCCTAGGTAGTGAGATATTCAAAGAAGAGTGGATACAGTTCGGAGATAAGCCTCCTGAAATAGGGGATTACTTCATAGCTATAGATTTAGCAGGCTTTACAGATGGGACAAGCGGTAAGAAGAATAAGAAGCTGGATAACACTTCAATATGTGTTGTAAAGGCTTCAGAACATGGATGGTATATACAAGATATTATCTACGGAAGATGGACACTTGATGAAACAGCTAGGAAGATATTTATGGCTGTTAAGAAGTACCATCCTACTGCTGTTGGAATAGAGCGTGGTATAGCTCAACAGGCTGTAATGTCACCTCTATTAGATATGATGAAGCGAGAAGCTAGATACTTCCACATACAACTACTAACACATGGTAACCAGAAGAAAACAGATAGGATTGTATGGGCTCTGCAAGGTAGGTTTGAAAATGGGCTTATAACGGTCGGTAAAGGTGAGTGGAACTCTGAGTTTCTTGATGAACTCTTCCAATTCCCTAACCACTTAGTCCACGATGATTTAATAGATAGCTTGGCTTACATAGACCAATTAGCTATTGTAAGTTACAGTACAGATTGGTTAGAAGAAGATGAATATGAGGCAATGGATAGCTATGCGGGGTATTAGATGAAAAAATGTATTAGATGTAAAGAAAAGAAAGACTTATCAGAGTATCATAAGTACACAAGAGGTAAGGACGGTCATAAGAGTACATGTAAATCCTGTAGAACAGAAGAAAATATAAGAGATAGAGATATCACAAAAGATAGGTACTTGATAAAAACATATGGTATATCATTGTCAGAATATAAAGCTATGCTAAAGAAGCAGAAAAATAAATGTTATATATGTGGTATTGACGAAAAATATGAATCTAGAGGACTATTTGTAGACCATTGTCATGAAAGTGATGATATAAGAAAACTATTATGTACTAACTGTAATTTAGGCTTAGGTCATTTTAAAGATAACAAAGAATTCCTAGCGAAAGCTATACAATACTTAGAGGAACACTAAATGAGTTTAGATTTTGAAGATTATATGACAGGTCAGACACTTGAAGATTGGGTGATGACTAAATGTGAAGACTGGAGAAAACATTACGAAAACAACTATGAAGCTAAGCATGACGAATATTATAGACTATGGCGTGGCATATGGGATGGTTCGGATTCCCTTAGAGAGTCTGAGCGTTCTAAGCTTATTGCTCCTGCACTTCAACAGGCTGTAGAGTCCTCTGTAGCCGAAGTAGAAGAAGCAACCTTTGGTAGAGGCAACTGGTTTGATATTCGTGATGATATCGCTGACCAAGACCCTACAGACATTGCAAGCATTAAGAAGACATTGATGGAGGACTTTGAGTTTGCAAGGACTCGTAAGTCTGTTGCAGAGTGTATCCTAACATCGGCTATTTATGGTACTGCTGTTGGTGAGCTTGTCATTGAAGAAGTAAAAGAAATGAAGCCTTCTACACAGCCTATTATGGATGGTAGTATGAATGCAGTTGGTGTAACTATTGAGGACAGGTTTGTTGTTAAGCTTAACCCTGTTCTTCCACAGAACTTTCTAATTGACCCTGTAGCTACATCTATTGAGGATGCTTTAGGCTGTGCAGTTGACCAGTTCGTACCAATACACCATGTAACAATGCTACAAGAGTCAGGCGTGTACAGGGATGTTGAAGTAGGTATTGCCACAACAGATAATGATTTAGAGGCTGATAAAGAACTATCTCATCAGGCAGAAGATAAGGTACGTCTTACAAAGTATTACGGTCTTGTACCGTCAGAGCTCCTTGATGAGGCTCTAAAGGACTTTGAGAGAGAAGATGAAGACGAAGATGTAGAAGTTGTTGAGCTGTCTGAGGACGAAGAGAGAGCTGAATACGTAGAAGCAGTTATTGTACTTGCTAACGGTGTTATCGTTAAAGCAGAAGAAAACCCATACATGATGTCAGACCGTCCGATTGTTGCATTCCCTTGGGATATTGTACCTAATCGCTTTTGGGGTCGTGGTGTATGTGAGAAAGGATATAACTCTCAAAAGGCTTTAGATACTGAATTAAGAGCTCGTATTGATGCACTTGCCCTAACTATACACCCTATGATGGCTGTTGATGCAAGTAGACTACCACGAGGTATGAAGCCAGAAGTTAAAGCAGGTAAGATGTTCCTGACAAATGGTAATCCGTCAGAGATTCTACAGCCCTTCAACTTCGGTAATGTAGCTCAAGTAACATTTGCACAGGCTGGACAGCTTGAAAAGATGGTACAACAGTCCACAGGCGCTGTAGACTCTACAGGCGTTGCAGGTGCTGTGAATGGTGAAGGCACTGCTGCCGGTATTAGTATGTCTCTTGGTGCTATTATTAAGCGTCACAAGCGTACATTGATTAATTTCCAAGAAATGTTCCTCATACCTATGGTACAGAAGACAGCTTGGCGTTACATGCAGTATGCCCCTGAACGTTATATGGCACAGGACTTTAAATTTGTAACAACATCATCCCTTGGTATCATTGCAAGAGAGTATGAAGTTACCCAATTAGTACAATTACTACAAACTATGCCAGCAGATAGCCCTATATACCCTATGCTTATCGAGGCAATCATTGAAAATATGAACCTATCTAAGCGTGAAGAGATGATTCAGGCTATTAAACAGTCTCAACAGCCTACACCAGAGGCTCAACAGGCTCAACAGCAAGCACAACAGATGGAAATGATGAAGTTACAGGTTGAACTTGAGAAGCAGAAGGCAACTACTGCGGCTTTACAGGCTCAAGCGGCTGAATCAGGTGCAAGAGCTGAGAAATACAACCAAGAAGCTCGTATGGAACAGTTTAATGCTGAAACAGACCGTATTAAAGCTACTGCATCGGCTAGTAAGGAAGACGTAGACGACAAAGAGTTTAATAAACGTATGCAAATTGCGGAATTAACTCTTAAGAAGCAGCAAATGGACTTAGCTGAGCGTAATAGTCAAAAAGAGACTGTAGAGCCTCAAGTGCCAATGATGTAAAATAAATTAAAATAAAGCTTGACTTTTACAATAAAGTGTGATATACTACTGAGTATACACAGTCATACCCTTAGGAGGATAACATGACAAAAGAAGATGAAGTATACTATGAAAACTTTTCAGACCTATTTGTTTCTGAAGGATGGAAGCAGATACTAGAAGAATTGAAAGACCGAGAAGACGCATATGATATCGGTATTTTACGCGATGAGAAAGACCTGTACCGAGTACAAGGCGAACTTTCCATCATTAGAATGTTGCTAGGCTTTGAACAATTTATTGAACAAGGCTATTCAGCAACAGAGTAACTGTTTAGGTAAATCTATTTATCGGTGGGCAACGGTTTATAGATACTAGGCATTTAGATTTAATCCACAATACTAATTATAGTACGGAGAATACAATATGGCACAACAAGACAGTCGACCAGAAGATTACAACGAAGAAACGCAGTATGAAACTTTCGAGACTCAGGAGACTGAGCAACCTCAAGAGAAGACATACGACAACTACGCCAATAAAGAGGAAGAGTCTGAAGTTGAAGCTCTACCTGATAAGTATCAAGGCAAGGATGTAAAAGATATTGTTGCTATGCACCAGAATGCTGAAAAGCTACTTGGTAAACAGTCGCAAGAAGTTGGCGAGTTACGTAAGGTAGTTGATGACTTTATTCGGTCACAAACTGTACAACAACAACAAGCCCCTGCAACACCTGTAGACGATGAAGATGATGATTTAGAGTTCTTTGAAAACCCTAAAAAGGCTATCAGTAAGATGCTAGAGAACCATCCATCGGTAAGACAAAGTAGAGAAATGTCGCAAAAGCTAGGACAGCAAGAAGCAGTTGCTAGACTTAAAGCGGCTCACCCTGAGTTCAATACAATTGTTCAGGATAGTAACTTTCTCGAGTGGGTAGGTAAATCTAAGATTCGCAGTCAGCTACTTAGAAATGCAGACCAATACGACTTTGATAGTGCTGACGAGTTATTCTCTTCTTGGAAAGAACGTCAGGATATGGTAAAAGGTACAGTAGCACAAGAAGCGCAGTCTCGTAAACAAGCGATTAAGAGCGCATCAACGGGCAATGCTAAAGGTTCTACAGAGAGACCATCCAGAAAGATTTACAGGCGAGCAGATATTGTAGAGCTAATGACAAAAGACCCTGAAAGGTATTCTGCGTTAGCTTCGGAAATACGAGAGGCGTATGCTGAAGGCAGGGTACGCTAAATTAATTTATATTGAGGAAATTCTAAATGGCTAATTTAACACCAAGTTCAAGCAATACCGTAACTAAAGCAAATGCAGGAGTATTTATTCCTGAGTTGTGGAGTGACGAGGTTATTGCTGCTTATAAAAGTTCACTAGTTCTTGCTAACCTAGTACAGAAAATGCCTATGAAGGGTAAGAAAGGCGATACAATGCGTATCCCTAAACCAGCCCGAGGCGCTGCATCTGCTAAAACAGCAGCAGACACTGTTACTATTCAGCAGAACGCTAACACTGATTTGGTTATTACTATTGATAATCACTTTGAATACTCACGTCTAATTGAAGACATTACCGATGTACAGGCTTTTGATTCTCTTCGTCGTTTCTACACAGACGATGCAGGTTACGCTTTAGGTCTACAGGTTGATAACGACTTGTTTGAGCTTGGTAAGTCTCTTGGTAACGGTACAGGCGCTTCATGGGTACATAACGCTACTTATCAGTTCAACACTACTACTGGTGCTGCTGAGGCTTATGATGCTGATGGTGTTGCTG